ACATAAACTTTCATTGTTGCACCTTGTATTCTTCGATCCAAAAAGGGTTCAACTCACGAGTGCGGAGGGGATTGAGTTCAGCCCATTGCCTAGCTTTTCTTTCGCACTCCTGATTTGCCAACTCTCTCGTTTGATAGATACCCACTAGCGTGCATCCATTTTCACGGTCACGCCACAAAAGATAAACCATTATTGTTCTTCCTCCACGATCTTAGGTTCGAAGGTGTGATTAGTCGGCCCCCACTTATGCGCGCTCCCGTAGAAGCTATAGGTCGGGTTGCCTGCTGTCTCTTCTCCGCATACAGCGCATACAATTTTGGTTTTCATTGTCCAACCTCATACTCCATGCCGTCGATCTTAACCCACTTGATGCCCTCAATAGGGATAGTGCGCCATTGACCATCCGATGCGGACTCGTCTCCCGCCATGCGATAAACCGAAATTAAGCCCTTACCACTAAAGCTGTAAGCCGCCACACCACCTGCGCGTCCAACCGTCACGGTAGAACCCAAGCGGAAGCGACCTTCCCGAACTTCGCCTGATCCACGGGTCACAAACTTAACCGAGAAAACCTTGCCATTCGTGCCATTGATGAGCGTTGCCGCATCTTGATTCGTGATCTTCATGCCCTAAGTATACCTAAATTCTGCACCATGTCAAGAGCCTAAATCTGATTTCTCTAAACCATTGTAGAATAAGAGGTTATATCAATGGGGCCCCCGGCCTGTTACGCTTTCGTAACATCCAAGGTTCTTATCAGTAAGGTTTCCAATGCTCGTTGTGACGCTTGAAGTAGTCGTTAACAAGACCGTTCAAGATGTCCTGAGTTTTGGTTAGGCGATTGATCGTCTCTTCATCTAAAGACTTGTAGACCTTTTCGGCTAGGTCTTCATCGGAAAAACCATCCGCCCAGAACTCCGTAACCTCTTCAGGATATCTGTCGCAGTCCACCTCAAAGGTAGCACGGAAGTCCACACCATTCACAACTACTGAGCCAGTCATTGTTCCCATGCCCCTATTATAGTCCAGAACCCGAGTTTGTCAAGCCCCAAAAAAATTTTTATAACTCTGGTCTACAAAAGCACTTATGCCACCGGAAAAAAACGCGAAAAAAAGATTGACAGGGCCTTGCTTTCGAGCCAGATGAACCTAGATAATTAACAACACTCTCTCTAACTTTTTTTTAGCAAGTTCCAAAAAACCTTAGGAGTCCCATAAAAGCCCTGAGACTCCTCATAGATTTCTAAAAAACTTTAAAAACCTATGGGTCCCATCCACGGCAAGGAATATTAGTTTTAGGGGTAGCAAGGGGATCATAAAAAAAAGAGTCCCAAGAGAAAACTTGGGACTCCCGGTAGTACCTAGGATCACCTCCGATCAAGCCCCGACAGGTAAAGGATTATTTGATGAGTGGTACTACCTAAGGAACCTGTCAGGGGGATGGCTTAGATTATTTTTTTTTCTTTAAACAGTAATCAGCTACCATCCACATGGTTACGAAGAACCAGACGGCCATACATACGGTTAGAGCGGAAAAGAAGAAGTCTGCCATTGGTCTTCTTTATATGTAGGTTGTCAGAGGCTATTCATGGCTCGCTTGAGATTAATTAAGAATCTTAGAGCACGCTTCTTGCTTTTGCTGTATTGGGCCAAGCAGATAGCTTCTGCTGATTGGTTGGGTTTAAACATTACATAGTACCAAGTATCGCCTGTATTTGGTGACCTATTGTCGTTAAGTAATCTGTCGCTTTCTATCCAAATTTTTGTTTTCATAATTTCATCTCCTTGCCTATATTAGAGTAGAGGTATTAATTTTTTTATGTGGACTTCGAAGAATTTTATGTTGCGTCCGATAGCCCACTGTTGAAGGGGTAGAAGTAGAAGGCCCCTTCCGTGAGAAGGGGCCTAAAGATCATTCTTCTGTTTCTTCTTCAGTTTCTTGCTTGGATGTTTGTTTACCACATCCGCAACCCGATTTCTTGGGTTTTGCGAAGGTTTCAAACAGCAAGGTTTGAATTAGGAAGGTTGTAGCCAATGAGAATACGCCTGAGGCTACTAGAAGTAGTGTAGGATTAGCGATCATTGGTAGCAAAGGACTTACGACTCCTAGATAGGCGAGTCCCATTCCTGCCCAAAAGCTGGTACACATGGGGCAGTTCATGAGTAGCCAACCCCACTTGCCCCAAGTCGTATCGTTGTAACGCTTGGCAAAGAAGGTTCTGATTGGTTCCATGATCGTTGAGTATGCCATTAGCACACCTATTCCGTAAACAGTTAAAACCCAAAATAAAAATTCCATCATGATAGATCTCCGAGAAGTGAAATAGGCAACTTATTGTGGTCAATGAACGCTTGCCTATTTTTATGCCATGAATCCCTCCCTACAAGTTGACCGCTTGAGTGATGAATCATGGTTATTGGTACTGCTCTATTACGCATTCCGTTCTTTAGAGCAGTGGTCGTGTAGTGAATATCGTAAAAATCCCATTCACCTTCAAAGTATTCAGGCTTCTCCAACCCTATTTTTCTTAAATTTTTAGCCTTAGCTGCCAAAAATAAGCCATCCAAGACAGCTACATTGTCGTAAGGCCCATAAAAAGTTGGGTAAGGCTGCTTTTTTTCGTTCAAATGCATCACTAAACCGCTGTGGTAGCCCATTTTATGGTTATCCCAATTCCACCAAACAGCATCTTGGCCTAAAAATCGTGTTCCGGCTGGTCCGACGAAGCAAATTTCTGGATTTTCAAGCTCTTCTTTTAATATTTTAACAAAATCTTTGTTTTTTGTCGTTATTTGGATGTCATCGTGACATAAAATGATGATATCTTCATCGTCAGGATTAACTTTTTTAAGAGCATTTGAATAAGCTTTGAATATAGATGAAGAATTGACTAATAAATGTACTTTAATATTATTAGTATTCAAGAAACTTAGTAGTTCTAGAGTTATATCATTAACTTCTTTAGTTCTAGTACATATAAAAGCATATATATTCATATAGATATAATAGTACTAATTTAATTTTTTTATGGAACAAAGTTTAACTCATGAATTTAAAGCTTGTAAAGAGGATCCAAACTACTTTATATCAAAATATATAAAAGTTGTGCATCCAGTTAGAGGATTAGTACCTTTTAAACTTTATGGATTCCAAAAAAAGATATTAACTGATTTACAAGCTCATAGATTTAATATTCTAAGAAAATTTAGACAGGCGGGATGTACTACGATAGCTGCTGCTTACTGTTTGTGGTTTGCAATATTTAATAAACATAAATCTATCGTAATTTTATCCAAGGGAGACGCTGAGTCAACAGAAGTTTTAGATAGAATAAAAATAATGTATGACGAACTTCCAGAATTTTTAAAACCCGGAATAATTGAAGACAATAAACACACATTAAAGTTAAATACTAACTCTACAATTAAATCTAGACCTTCAGGAAAGCAATCTGGTCGTTCTTTAGCAGGATCTATGCTTGTAATTGACGAAGCAGCGTTTATTGACAACATAGATACTATTTGGGCTGCTGTTTATCCTATCATTTCTACTGGTGGCCGTGCTTTCGTTTTATCTACTGTAAACGGTGTTGGAAACTGGTATTACGATGTTTATAATAAAGCCGTAAATAAAGAAAATTCATTCAATGCCATAGATATTAAGTGGCAAGATCATCCTGAGTACAAAAGACATTTAGGTTATGAGTGGTTGTACAAGGAAATGGAAGATAAAGGGCTTAGTGTTGATGATTGGGAAAAGACTACTAGGGCAAACATGCCGCTCAGACAATGGATGCAAGAATATGAAGGCGTATTCTTAGGAACTGGTGAAACCTACATTGCTGGAGAGATTTTAAGCAGAATTAATTCACAAACCAGCCAACAATATTATCAAAAATATGGAGATCGGATGCGAGTTTGGCAAGATCCTCTTCCATATTATACTTATGTGCTAGGATGTGATGTTTCCTTGGGTGGAAACAGGGATTATTCTGCTTTCCATATTATTAATACTTATAATGGACAGCAAGTTGCAGAATTTTATTCAAATAATACCCCAATAAACGAGTTTGCACAAATTATTAATCAAGAAGCAAGTATATATAATATGGCGTATGTGATTCCTGAGAGGAATACCATAGGCAACAATTTAATAGATTGGCTCTTTAATGTTTTGGAATATGAAAACCTTTGGTCTGACGATAAAGGTAAGTTTGGTTATCAATTGACAAGCCAAAATAGAGAACAGCTTCTTGCTACTCTGGAAGAAGCTTTGAGAACTGATAATATAAAAATAAACTCTAATAGAACTTCAGACGAACTTCTTACTTTTATCGTGGACGAGCATGGAAAGGCCAAAGCTGAAAAAACTAAGAATGATGACTTGGTTATGAGTTTGGCTTTGACAGTTTTTGCATACAAGAATCTTTTAGATACATACCCCCAAGATTATTTCAAGACAACCGACAATTCACAACAAAAATTGCCCATGCCTAGCAAAGCGATCAAGCAAGGATTGACAGAGGAAGATTACAAATGGCTGATGAAGTAAAAAAAATAAATGAAGGATATACGGAGTTCGGTAATACGAACGAAACCGAATTCTATTATCCTGTTGGACCGTTAGGAAGATTCTTTGCCAAGTTCTTCGCTCGCAAGGCTGCTCCCTTAGTAAGAAAAGAACTAGAGGTCAAGAGCGGCGATACGATCATCAATCCTGATGTAGTAAACAGCGAATCTGAAGGCGTGATGGGTGCAGTTAGCCGTACTCCAGTTATGCCACAACTGGAGATGAATCGCAAGCGTAGATACAAAGACTATGAAGAAATGGATGATTATCCAGAAATAGCAGCTACCTTCGATATCTATGCGGATGATTCTACATTAAAAGGAATCCATAACGAATATTGGAGAGTTAAATCAGAAAGCGAAGATGCAATTAAAGAAGTTGAACGCTTATTCGAAAGAATGAATGTTCATAGATATCTTTGGGATATTGTCAGAAATACCGTAAAGTATGGAGATTGCTTCGTTGAAGTCGTATTAGATGTCAGCAAGCCAGAAGAAGGTTTGAAGAAGATTAAGATTCTTAATCCTGCATACATCATTCGTGTGGAAAATGAGTTTGGATATTTAAAAGAGTTTTTGCAAGAAGTGCCATCTAAGACTAACATTGACAACTTTGGAGACACAATGTATCAAGGAGGCAAGCCCAACCAATACATAAAACTCGATAAGAATCAGATAATACACTTCAGATTGCATACTTCAGATCCTGCATTCTACCCATATGGAAAATCCATAGCAGCAGCTTGCCATAGAACATTCAAATCATTGCGTATGATGGAAGACGCGATGATGATTTACCGTCTTGCACGCGCACCCGAGCGTAGAATATTCTACATTGATACTGGAACTCTTCCAACTCAAAAAGCAGAGTTATTCATCGAACGAATCAAAGAGAAATTCAAAAAGGAGAAATTCTACAATTCAACTACGGGAAATATTGATGCAAGATTTAATCCTTTGAGCGTTGATGAAGATTATTTCGTGCCAACAAGAAATGGCGCAGGAACTAAGATCGATACTTTAAAAGGAGCAGAGAACCTTGGCGAGGTTGACGATGTTAAGTACTTCAGAGACAAGTTATTAGCTGCTTTGAAGATACCCAAAGATTACATAGTGGAATTTGACAAGTCTCCAGAAAGAAAAGCTAATCTAGCTCAATTGGATGTTAAGTTTGCTAGAGTAATCTTGCGTGTTCAAAAATCAATAGAAGTTGGTTTGGAAAACATTGCAAAAAGACATTTACAGCTTAAGAACTACCCACCATCCTTAATCAAGGATATCAAGATAAAACTTCCTGATCCTTCTGATATGTTTGCAAAACGCAAGCTAGATTTGGATGAACAAAAAACCAGAGTTATTCAAGCCGTGAAGGGGTTGGGTTTATTCTCAAATAAAACTATATATAAAGAATATTATGATATGTCCGAAGAGGAAATCGATAGAGAACTTGAGGACTTAGAAGAAGAAGCACAAGAAGCTGCTGCCAAGCAAATGGAGCAGCAAGCAGCCATGGCACCCCCTGCTCAAGCTGGAGCGGGTCCCGGTTATGGGGAGGCTGGAGGTCAAG